ACAATTTCCTCTCAAATCTTTAAATTATAAATAAATATAGATTAATACAATCATGTCTAATCAAATGTCCGTTGGTAGCAATTTACAAGAAATGGAAAACGTAGTAACTAAAAACGCTGCGCCTGGAGATCCAATGCCTAAGTTGACCACAGGTGGTACACCTCCAACTTATGAAGATCTAGGTGGGCCAACCCCAGAAAACTCTAAGCCAGATGACGACAGCAATAAGCTGAAGACTCCTGGTGCAACTCTCAAGCAAGTTAGAGATGTAGTCAACAAAGGTGCAAAACCTGCGGAAACTGCCAAAGGCATGAAAGAAGAGGAAGCAGAGGTTGAAGTAGAAGAGGATCAAGAAATTGTATCCGAAGAAGAAGCAACTGAAGAAGAAGTAGTTTCTGAAGAAGAAACCACCGAAGAAGAAGTTGTTGCTGAAACTACTGAAGAATCTGAAGAGGCAATTGTCGAAGAAGAAGTAATTGATGTCGAAGAAGATATTAATGCCTTGATTTCTGGCGAAGAACTCTCCGAAGAATTCCAAGAAAAAGCACGCACTATCTTTGAGACAGCAATTAGAACTAAAATTGCAGAAATTAAAGAAGAGATGAAGTCTGAATATGAGCAGTCTCTCGTCGAAGAAGTTGCTGCTGTTAAGGCAGAACTTTCTGAGCGCACTGACGCTTACCTTGAGTATGTTGCTGACGAGTGGATGTCTGAAAATCAACTCGCAGTTGAGCACGGTCTTAAGACCGAAATGACCGAATCATTCCTTTCTGGAATGAGAGGACTTTTTGAAGATCATTATGTAACTATCCCTGAAGAAAAATATGATGTAATTCATAGTATGGTAGAAAAACTTGATGAAATGGAAGATAAACTCAATGAGCAAATCAACAAGAACGTTGCTTTAAATAAAAGATTATCAGAATCGGTTGCCGATGTAATCCTTGCGGATGTGTCAGAGGGTCTTGCTCTCTCCCAAAAGGAAAAACTCGCTTCTCTTGCTGAAAATGTTGAGTTTGAAAGTGAATCTAACTATCGTGAAAAACTGGAAACACTGAGAGATTCTTATTTCTCCACTAACTCCAGCGCACAAAGAAACCATTCAGAATCTATTTCTGAAGGTGCAGAAGGCGGAAGTCAACCAGAAGTATCTGGTTTGATGGAGTCATATCTTCAGACTCTGAATAGAGTTTCGAAAAAGTGAGTTTTTAAATTATTAACAACAAACAAAACAAAAAAATTTAAGAGGTAAAATTCAAATGCAAATGTTCAATTCCGAACAACTGCAGGAGAAGTGGGCACCAATTCTTAACCATGATGGTCTTGGAGAAATCAAAGATCCTCATAAGAGAATGGTAACCTCCGTTCTTCTGGAGAACCAAGAAAAAATGCTTAGAGAGGAATCTGAATTCCTCGGAGAAGCAGCTCCTACTAACTCCACCACTGGTGGTACTGGAGCAATCAGTAATTTCGATCCCGTTCTGATCTCCCTGATCAGACGCTCCATGCCTAACCTGGTCGCTTATGACCTGGCTGGCGTTCAACCGATGAACGGTCCTACTGGACTGATCTTCGCAATGCGCTCCCGCTACGCTTCTCAGAGTGGCGAAGAGGCATTCTACAACGAAGCAGATTCCGCATTCTCTGGTCAGAATAACAACTTCGACCGAACCGGTGGAATGACTCAGGCTGCTGTTGGTTTGGGTACTACCAACCAGCAAGGAACCAACCCTGGTGCTCTTGACGGCACTTTCCCTGCTACTGCTGATGCCACGACCTACAACGTAGGCAACGGCATGACCACCCAGAATGCTGAAGCATTGGGTGATGGCACGAGCAATGAGTTCAACGAGATGGCATTCTCGATTGAGAAAGTCACCGTTACTGCTAAGTCACGCGCTCTGAAAGCCGAGTATTCACTCGAACTTGCTCAGGACTTGAAAGCAATTCATGGTCTGAATGCTGAAGCGGAACTCGCCAACATTCTCTCTACTGAGATTCTGGCAGAGATTAACCGCGAAGTTATCAGAACCATCTATAACGTTGCTGTTCCTGGTGCTCAGGCGAATGTTGCAACCGGTGGTACTTTCGACCTCGACGTTGACAGCAATGGTCGTTGGTCTGTTGAGAAGTTTAAGGGTCTCATCTTCCAGATTGAGAGAGACGCTAACGCCATCGCCCAGCAAACTCGTAGAGGGAAGGGTAATATGATCCTCTGCTCTGCTGATGTTGCTTCTGCACTCACCATGGCAGGTGTTCTTGATTACACCCCTGCGCTCAACGCCAATCTTCAGGTTGACGATGCTGGCAACACCTTTGCTGGTGTTCTTCAAGGTAAGTATCGTGTATACATCGATCCTTATGCTGCCAACGTTGCTGCTAACCAGTACTACGTTGTTGGTTACAAGGGTTCTTCACCTTACGATGCAGGTCTCTTCTACTGCCCCTACGTTCCTCTTCAGATGGTTCGTGCAGTTGGCGAGAACACCTTCCAGCCCAAAATCGGATTTAAGACTCGCTACGGCATGGTCGCTAATCCCTTTGCTCGTGGTGCTTCCCTCGATAACCCTGGCGTTATTGCTCGTAACTCTAACCGCTACTATCGTCGCGTTAAAGTCACCAACCTCATGTGATCCATCGGACACATATTTTCAAAGGACCCTTCGGGGTCCTTTTTTTGTCTAAATACAGATAAAAGCATTCCTGAGATGAAATCGACACCTAGAGAGCATAAAGAAGCACTTGATCGTCATGCTAAACTTATACAACATTTAATTGATGAAGGTTATGCAGAAGACGAAGAATCTGCAAACAATATCATCATGGGTATGAGTGAACAATGGTATTCTTTAATTATTGATTAATGAAAAATTTCAATAAATTTATTTCAGAAGCAACTGCAAAAAAATGTCCTCCGGGACAATACTACTGCTATACTGATAAAAAATGTAAAAAAATTCCTAAAGGATATCGTGTTGGAGTCCGTGGATACTTAGCAAGAGATAATGAAAGTGACAACAATGACGGAGATTCTAACAAAAATGGGAATGGTGGGAATGGTAATGGAAATGGTGGCAGTGGCAATGGCGGCAACGGTAATGGTGGTGGCGGCAATGGCGGTGGTAACGGCGGCGGAGGCGGTAATGGAGGATAATAATGGCGACAGCATTTGATAAGCAGATCCAGAACAGGAATTTTCTATCACCTGTTGGATTTAGATTTACACTGGCAAAAGAACCCAAAGTATCTTTCTTTTGCAATTCGGCAAGTATACCCGAAATAACATTGGGAAATACTGTGCAACCAACATATCTCAAGGACATTGATATTCCTGGAGAAAAATTAACTTATGGAGATTTTTCTTTAAGATTTTTAGTTGATGAAAATCTTGAGAATTATATGAAGATGCACAATTGGTTGACTGGATTAGGATTTCCAGAAACTACTCAGCAGTTTAAAACTTTAACAACTGATGATGATACTGGTACAGGAGCACTCGATCAACAATTTAGTGATGCAAGTCTTCATATTTTGAATAGTAATTTTAGAGATGTTGCTATTGTAAAGTTCAGAGATTTATTTCCAGTTTCTCTTTCATCTTTGGAATTCGATGCATCAGAAGCAGATGTTCAATATTTTACTGCAGATGTTACATTCAAATATACAATTTATGATATACTAGGAGCGGACGGAAGAACACCTCTCTAACCATCTGATTTTTTTTATTATGGATCTAGACAAAATTCAATCAATGTGGGAAAGTGATTCTACTATTGATCCGGACAATCTTCATGACGAAAGTTTGAGGATTCCACAATTACACTGCAAATATTATACAATTTATAATACAATTACTTTGTTAAGGGAGAGAACAAGAAACTCTTACAACAAAGTGAAGTTGGAAAGATATAATTACTATACAGGAAAAGCACCTGCCGAAGTATATGCCGAAGAACCATTTCCATATAAAGTAAGAGAAAAAGATGCAATTCAGAGATACATTGAAGCAGATGATAAATTAACTAAATTAGATCTTAAAATTAGATACTATGATACAACTCTTAAGTTTTTAGAAGAGATTATCAAGACAATTTCTAATAGAACTTTTCAAATTAAGAACGCAATTGAGTGGCATAAATTCCAATCTGGATTTAATTAAACATTGCTAAATATTTGATATTGATCTAAATGAATGTCACATTTGATTATATCAAAGAAGAATGAAGTCTATCTTCATGTTGACTCTGAAATTCATATTCATTATGAATTAGCAGATCAATTTACTTTTGAAGTGCCTGGAGCACAGTTTTCCCCATCCTACAAAAAAAGGTATTGGGATGGAAAAATTCGTTTATTTAATATACAAACTAAAGAAATATACATTGGTTTACTAGACAGAATCGTTCAGTTCTGTAAGGATCACGGATATACATACGAATTTAAAGACAACAAATATTACGGATTGCCATTCGAAGTTAATGATGGTATATCGAAAGAGGGTGTTAAAGATTATGTAACTGCAATATCAAGACACAAACCTAGGGATTATCAAATCGAAGGCGTATACGACGCTTTAAGACATAATCGTAAGTTGCTGATATCTCCAACTGCTTCTGGAAAGTCTTTGATGATATATTCTCTTGTAAGATACTACGTTGAAAAGCAACAAAATATTCTGATAGTTGTTCCGACGACTTCGCTAGTAGAGCAGATGTATAAAGACTTTGAAGATTATGGGTGGAATGTAGGTTCATACTGTCACAAAGTCTACGCCGGAAAAGAGAGAGAAACAGATTCTCAAGTGATTATAACAACTTGGCAGTCTATCTATAAACTTCCAACTCAATACTTTTCTAGATTTAATGTCGTAATCGGAGACGAGGCACATCAGTTTAAATCCAAGTCATTAATATCTATAATGACAAAACTTGCAAATGCCAAATATCGATTTGGATTTACTGGAACTCTTGATGGAACACAAACTCATAAATGGGTATTGGAAGGATTATTTGGTCCTTCTTATAAAATTATAAAAACAGATGAATTGATGAACAAGGGTCATCTGGCAAAGTTAGACATTAATGTGATTTTACTGAAGCACTTACCGAATAGATTTGATACTTATGAAGATGAAGTAAAATATATCATAAGTCATGATCGTAGAAATAAATTTATTAAAAATCTGGCACTTGATTTAAAGGGAAATACTTTGATTCTTTTCGCAAGAGTTGAGGGTCATGGTCAACCATTATATGAATTAATAAATAATAGTAACCAAATTGAAAATCGTCAGGTCTTCTTTATACACGGTGGTGTAGACACCGAAGATAGAGAAAAGGTTAGAGAAATTACTGAGAAAGAAAACAATGCGATCATTGTAGCATCTTATGGAACTTTCTCCACAGGAATTAACATTAAAAACCTTCATAACGTCATTTTTGCTTCACCTTCTAAGTCAAGAATTAGAAATCTACAATCAATAGGAAGAGTTCTCAGAAAAGGGGACAAGAAAACAAAAGCAACTCTATATGATATTGCTGATGATATCAGTTACAAGTCAAGAAAAAATTACACATTAAATCATTTAATTGAAAGAATCAAAATTTATAACGAAGAAAATTTTAATTATGATATTGTAAACGTACCGCTAAAAAACTAATGGGTGAAGAATTCTATTCAATAATAAAATTAGTATCAGGGGAGGAAATATTTTCCCTAGTTTCTATAGACGAAAATGATGGAGATACAAATCTCATTCTACAAAATCCTATCATTATGAAAATGATACAGCACCGTGGTGGAATGCATGTAAAAATAAAGCCATGGATCGATTTATCGGATGATGATATTTTTATTATAAAATCTGATAAAGTTATTACAATGTCTGAAAGTAGAGATGAAAGACTAATAGAAATCTATACAAACTTTATTGAAGATACTGATGAAGATATTAATTTTTCTGATACTAATGAATGCTACACAAGACCCTCTACAGATATGGGATATGTATCTTCAGTCAAAGAGGCAAGGAAAGAGTTAGAAAATATATTCAATAAAGAAATTCAAGAGAATCAATCCTCTGATTAATAGCTGGCTATATCTCATCTTTAACGGGGACAAACCTAGTCTACATAGAAATAAGAAACTTGTCAAGCCCCTAAAGTGTGCTATAATGTTTACATATCAATAAGGACTTAAATGTCAATGTTATGCCAAAAAAGAAAACCGAACATTATGTAAATAACAAAGAGTTGCTAGAAGCAATGATTGTGTATCGAGCAAAAGTTGCTGTTGCACGAGAAAAATTTGTTAAGAAGTACGATAAAGAACCACCTAAATCTGGTGCATGGGAAGGCAAACCCAGAATCCCAAATTATCTTGGTGAGTGTTTTTTGAAGATCGCAACTCATCTTTCATACAAACCAAACTTTGTCAACTACATGTTTCGTGAAGACATGATCTCTGATGGTATTGAAAATTGCGTTCAATACATTCATAATTTTAATCCAGAGAAATCTCAAAATCCTTTTGCATATTTTACTCAAATTATTCACTATGCTTTCCTGAGAAGAATTCAAAAGGAGAAAAAACAATTAGAAATTAAAACAAAAATTATTGAACGCACCGGATTTGATGAAGTCATGGTAATTGACAGTAATGAACTTTCTGGTAATAATGCAGAATATAATTCAATTAAAGACAACATTCAATATCGCAATCGATGAAACTGACAAAAGAACTTGCCACTTTACTGGAAAAACTTGGATGGGAGGACGGTGATGAAATTTCTGTTGAAATGGCAGGAACTCAAATCTCGGGTATTGATGTAGGTGAGAACTACAATAAAAAATGGCAATCACCAATTGGCACTTGTAAAATTAATAAAGATGCATTTATTGTAATTAAAAATCAAAGTCGTAGAGATTTGACTAAATCACAACCAAATCCAGATCTTAAGGCACATCACCTAGAATGAAGATAGCAATTATTACTGATACTCATTATGGTGCTAGGAAAGGTTCCAAGCATCTTCATGAGTATTTTGAGAAGTTCTATGATGATGTTTTCTTTCCCACTCTAGAAGCAGAGGGAATTGATACTGTCATTCATATGGGCGATGCCTTTGATAGTCGCAAGTCTATTGACTATCAGAGTTTGGAGTGGGCAAAGAGAGTTGTATTTGAAAAACTCAAGAAGTATAAAGTTCACATGATTATTGGTAATCATGATTGCTACTATAAGAATACTAATGATGTAAACTCACCAGCACTCTTACTTCAGACTTATAAGAATATCAAAACCTATAGTGAAATTTCTGAAATTACTATAGATAAACTAAAAGTATTGCTTGTCCCCTGGATAAACTCTGAAAACTTTGAGGAAAGTGCCAAAACTATCAAAAGTTCCAAGTGTGTATGTGCAATGGGTCATCTTGAATTGAATGGATTCAGAGCACATCGTGGTCATGTCATGGAGGATGGCATGGATTGCAATCTGTTTGATAAATTCGATAAAGTATTTTCCGGACACTATCATACACGAAGTGATAATGGAAAAATCTTCTATCTAGGTAATCCTTATGAGATGTTCTGGAATGATGTAAATGACACTAGAGGATTTCATATCTTTGATACGGAAACCCTCACCCATACTCCAGTCAACAATCCTTATAAATTATTTTATAATATTTACTATGAAGATACTAATTATAAACTCTTCAATGTAAGTGAATATGAAAATAAAATTGTAAAAGTTATTGTCCGTAAAAAATCAAAACCAAAAGATTTTGAAAAATTTATCGACAAACTTTATTCAATCGGAGTTCAAGATCTCAAAATCATTGAAAATTTTGATATTCAGGAAAATGAAGATTTTGAAATAGGAGACGAAGAAAACACACTATCAATTTTGAATCGATATATCGATGAATCCGAAACTCAATACGACAAGAACATTATCAAAAATATTTTTCAAGACCTTTACAAACAAGCTTGCGAAGTAGAATAAATGTATCTCCTTACTCTTAAAGAAAGCAAAGATGAAGGTGCCTATGCTGTAAAAGATAAGTATGGCGAAAAGGTTTTATTTTTGTTTGAGGAAGAGGATGATGCAATTCGCTATGCTATGATGTTAGAAGATCAAGAAGATCAAATTATGGATGTTGTTGAAGTTGATGATGAACTTGCCATAAAAACATGTAAAATTCATAGTTACAAATACACTGTGATTACCCCTGATGACATTGTGATTCCCCCTAAACATGATAACCTTCAAGACGATTAAATATAAAAACTTTTTAAGTGCAGGTAATACCTGGACTGAAATTGATTTTCAAAAACATACTACCAATTTGATTATCGGAACAAATGGTGCAGGAAAGTCCACCATGTTGGATGCACTAACGTTTGTGTTGTTTAATAAACCATTTCGAAAAATTAATAAACCTCAACTGGCAAACACAACAAATGAGAGAGATTGTTTGGTAGAGATTGAGTTTTCTGTCAATAGTCGTGACTACTTGGTTCGTCGTGGAATAAAACCAAATGTATTTGATATTGAAGTTAATGGCAATCCTCTTCATAAAGAAGCAGATGATCGTGCCAATCAACGTATTTTGGAAGAAAGTATTCTTAAGGTAAATTACAAATCATTCACTCAAATTGTAATTTTGGGTAGCAGCACCTTTGTTCCCTTTATGCAATTAACGACTGCTAATCGTAGAGAGGTCATTGAAGATCTATTAGACATTCGTATCTTTTCGGCAATGAATAACTTGATTAAAGAAAAGATTAGAGTCATGAGAGACCAATCAAAATCTTTAGATCTTAAAAAAGAAAATATTAAAGATAAAATTGTGATGCAAGAAAGTTTTATCAGTGAACTTGAAGAGAGGGGAAATGTCAATATAAATGCCAACAAGGAAAAAATTATCAGTCTTGATGCAGAAATTGTTTCTTATATGGAAGAGAATTCCTCTCTTGAAAAGAGTATCTTGGGACATAGTAAAGATCAAAAATCTGTTACTGGTGCAGGAGACAAATTAGTAAAACTCAATAATCTTCGTGGAAAAATTTCTCAAAAGGTAGGCACAATTACCAAAGAACATAAGTTTTTTACAGAAAATACGGTCTGCCCTACCTGTCAGCAGGATATAGAAGAAGAGTTTCGTGTAAATAGAATTAGTGACGCTCAAAATAAAGCAAAGGAACTCAAGAAGGGTTATGAAGACCTGGAAGAGACTATAAAGTTGGAACAAGAACGAGAGCGTCAATTTAATTTACTTTCAAAGGAGATTACTAAACTCAATAATGGCATTTCTCAAAACAATACTCGAATCTCTGGATGTAACAGACAGATCAGGGATTTGGAATCGGAGGTTCAGAGACTTACCGAGCAAGTTGCAAACAGAAATACTGAACATGAGAAGTTAGCAGAGTTTAAAGTAACCCTCCAAGACACAATTGAAAATCTTTCCGACAAACGGATGGAGATGTCTAATTATGATTTTGCATATTCACTTCTTAAAGATGATGGTGTGAAGACGAAGATTATTAAAAAATATCTTCCCTTCATTAATCAACAAGTGAATCGTTATTTGCAGATGATGGATTTTTATATTAACTTTAATTTGGATGGTGAATTTAATGAAACAATAAAATCTCCAATTCATGAAGATTTTTCCTATGCATCTTTTAGTGAAGGTGAAAAAATGAGAATTGACCTAGCACTCCTTTTCACTTGGAGAGAAGTTGCAAGAGTCAAAAATTCTGTTAATACCAATCTCTTAATTATGGATGAAGTATTTGATTCATCTCTTGATGGATTTGGAACTGAAGAGTTTCTTAAAATTATCAGATATGTCATCAAGGGTGCTAATATTTTTGTAATCTCTCATAAATCTGATTTGCATGATAAATTTGACAATGTTATAAAGTTTGATAAGGTAAAAGGTTTTTCACGAATGGTGTCATGAGTAATTGGAGAGAGGAATATAAAAGTTACACTAGTAACAAGAAAGAACTTGATCTCCTAGAGAATGGGCCAAAAAGTTTGGCACAATCATGGTATATGCAAGCCATGTATAATAAGTGGAAGAAGATCAAGGGAATCAAGGATCCAGAACCACCAAATTGTCAATCTTCGCTAAAGGAGTTTTTTCGTGACAACCCCTAACTGGCAACACCACTCCAAGAAGGAGCAGAAACGAACTCTCAAACCTCAAGCAATGAGAGCAAGGAGAGAGGCACTCAGACAGTTCAAGAAGCGTCACAGGAACCGCCCAGACAAGGCGGTTTCGTCGTATTATGAGTCCATACGAACGGAACATTATGGCAGTTTCACACGAGATCAAATCCCAACTAGCGAAACTTCTAGCAACTGAAGATCTTGTAGTGGAACACAAGAACGTTGAAACTGCCTGCTTCAATGTTCACACCAGAGTGCTGACTCTTCCTATGTGGGATGGTGCCACCAATCAAGTGTATGATATGTTGGTGGCACACGAGGTGGGTCATGCACTCTATACTCCAGACCGTGACTGGATTAAAGAATACAAAATCTCTCCACAGTTTGTGAATGTTGTGGAAGATGTTCGTATTGAGAAGTTGATGAAACGTCGTTATGCTGGCATCTCTAAGACCTTCTATCGTGGATATAGTGAACTCTCTGACAATGATTTCTTTGGTGTAGAGTGTGAAGATGTAAGCAAGATGAACCTTGCCGACCGTGTAAATCTTCATTTTAAGATTGGAAACTTTGTTGATATTCCTTTCGGTGAAGATGTAGAGATGCCTATTGTTCGCATGATTGAAGAATGCGAAACCTTTGATGATGTTCTCTTGGCATCAGAAGCACTTTACAAATATTGTAAGGAGCAAA